TGTCATAGGCCAGCTCGAGCCGCATCCGATGGATGCCCCCGGAAAAGGTATGCTCATCGGACTTTATCCAGTACTTGCCCGCCATGCCCGTGGCACTGTCCCGCACTGTCACGAAATAGCAGGCCAGGCAGTTGATGTCCCCCAGCGCGGACACCTGCAAGGTCTGACTCGGAGCAGTATGGAGTAGCGTCTGCGCGCCGCTCTCGCTCTGACTGTCCGGCTCTTGCTTGTATACCGCCTGAAAGACGCCAAAGCGCTGGATGCTGCCATCGTCCTTTAGCTCACCCACCTGCTCGCCGGTCGCATCAAAGATTTTCACTTGGTTTTTGATGCTGTCCATGCTCTCCGAGATGCTGCTCTCGTAGATGCTGCCATCGTCACTCAGCACCAGCCCTGCCACCGACCACTCGGCCTTGTACATGCCGAAACCCCGCTTGTAGATCATGGGGAAATACTTGTCGCCGGTCTGCTCGCGGGCCTTCCCATATGCAGCCAGTATGATGTCGTAGAGCGACATAGAGTCGCACAGCATCGACTGGATGCAGATACCGGTCGGATGCAGGTGCCTCACGGGCACTTGCACATCGGCAAGCACCTGTGCCGCGATAGCCTCGGGCGTCAGATTTTTGAAGCTATACTGCCCCTCAGACTCGATGAGGTGCTTCATCATGTCGTAGGCCTCGTAGGTGATAGTGCCGGTCTGGCTCGACCGCTCCACCCCGAAAATCTGCCCGAAAAAGACCTCGCCCTCGTGCTCATCCGTGAGGGATACATAGTCCCCGGTAGCCACATCGGGCACATGCACGCTCGCATCATACGGCGCATGGATGTAGGAGAAAGACACGGAGCGGGCGGCCTGCTCAGCCGACCCGCGCCATATCACCTCCGTGACCGCGCCCGTGATGTCGTAGCTCGTGCCACTGCTCTTGATGAGTGACAGTCTCATGCCTCACCTCCCGGCACGCTCAGCACCATGCCCGGAGAGATTGAGTTCGGGTCTCCCCCGATGGTCGCCGAGTTGGCCGCGTAAAGCGCCTGCCAGTCGGTCTTTCCGGTCAGCCGCCGCGCGATACCTGCCAGCGTGTCTCCCTTTTTCACGGTGTATGTCCGGCTCGGCGCAGGCTTGGATGCCTCGCGCTCTGCCAGTGCGTCTCCGGATGTAGTAGCGGAGCCGCTTCCGCTGGTCGCGCCGCCCTTCCCGCCATCAGCTATCACAGAGGACTGCGACACGGGAGCGGAGCGGTGCTCTTGGAAAGTGGCCGTGAAGGTCACATCGCCGCTGCCGTCGTCCTCTTTCCACTCGAAGCTCGTCAGCCTCACCGAGAGATTGACGGCCGCGCCGGTGATGAACAGCCGCACAGGCGACCCGCGCAGCACTTTCTCCATCTTGGCCACACACGCTTTCGGAGACTGTAGCCCCGAGTAGCGGCAGTAGCCACGGTCGTAGTGGCGTGGGAAAAAGCTCGAAAAGGTGATGCTTTTCAGCCCCCGGCCTTTTGCAAGGTCGATGTCGCCGAGCTTTCCCACGCTCACTGTCTCGGTCTGCCGCTCCACGCGCACCGTGTACTCGCTCGGCAGGACGGGGAAGCGGAAGCGCACACTCCCGCGCAAGTAGATGTCCATTACGCCGTCCCCCTATTCTGTCCCGCCCGAGCAAGTGCCCGGGCAATGGCCTCGCCGATACGGTCGATGTCTGCATCCTCGCGGACGATAATCTGGTCGGCGATTTTCGGGATTGTCACTCCGCCGCCCTCGCGCCGCGCCATAGCCACGGACTGGTCGTGCGGATAGATGCGCGTGCCGTGCGGGAGGTCGATAATCTCACCGCCGCGCTCGTGCACCTGCACAAGGCCACCGAGGAAGTTCGCGTCGCCGCGTGCTCTCATCGGGACGCCGCCATAGCCTCGCCGAGCAATCGGAACTCCGCGGGACACCGCGTTGAGGCCATCCCTCGCATTATCCGGCAGGGAAAGCGACACCGAGTTGACCGAGGAAGCCTTGCCGATGACCCGGTCTATGCCCGCGATGACCTTGTCGAGTAGGCCGATAAAGGCATGTACCGGAGCCGTGATAGCCTCCCAAGCGCCGGCAAAAATTTCTTTTAGGCCGTGCCACGCCTTGTCCCAGTCGCCAGTGAAGACTCCCGTCAGGAAGTCGATCACCCCCTGCGCCGCACGGATGATACCGCCGATAACTCCGGCGATGTCGTCGATGATGGCTGCTGCCGCGGCCGCTGCCACTCCGAGCGCCATCGCGACCGCGTTGCCGAAGACATCCCAGACCACTTTTCCGACCTCTGTCACGACCTTGAGTATCGGCTCAAAGCGCTCCCGCAGTCGCGCCAGGCTCTCCTGCATGTGCTGGAAGACCGGCGACATAAAGGCAAGCGTCTTTTTGAAAGTGTCGAAGTGCGTGACCACCGCCGCGACCACAAGGGCGACTGCTGCGATTACCGCGATTACCACGCCAGCCGGGGACATAATCCCCGCAAGTCCGACCTGTGCGACCTTCGCGCCCGCGGACAGAGTCTTGAAGCCCTTGTAGAGCCGATTGGCCATGCCGACCGCTTTAGATACCGCCAGTCCGACCGTGCCCACCGTCGAGACCAGCTTGCCGAAGACCATAATCGTGGGGCCGACCGCTGCCGCGATGAGCCCCCATTTTACGATTTGCTCCTGCTGCGCAGGATCCATCTCGTTGAAGGCCGTCACCAACTCGTTGGCTTTGTCGATGACCGGCTGCACATATTTGCTCAGCAGGTCGCCAATCGAGTAGGTCAGCACATCTATCGAAGACTTGAGCTTCTCGATGGAGCCGCCCGGACCGGACAGCAGCGCCTCGGCCATGTCGTGCGATGCGCCCGTCGCACCTTCGATGCTCGATTTCATGTTCTCCAGCGACTCCACTCCCGGGCCGTTGATGAGTGTCAGCCACTTGGCCGCCTGATTTTTGCCAAAAATCGAGGATGCAGCAGCCAGCTGCTCCTGCGCCGAGAGGCCTGCGAAGCCCTTTTGCAGTGCCCCGATGGTCTCCGGCATGCTCTTCATCGTGCCGTTTGTATTGAAGACCTCAATGCCGAGCTCCTTCATGGCCTCGCGGGAGCTTCCGGACGCCATGCGCATGAGGCCGGTGTTGAGGGCTGTCGCGCCCTCGGAGGCCGAGATACTCTTGTCGCCAAAAACGCCCGTCAGGGTCGCAAGGTCGGAGAACCCCCACCCCACGGTGTGAGCCGTGGAGCCTGCGACCGACATGGCGTCAAAAAGCCCGATCACATCCGTGTTCGCCTGTGCCTGTGCCTTGGCCATCATGTCCGTATAGTGCGCCGCCTCGCTCGAGCTTGCCCCGAAGGCCTTCATCGTGTTTCCGAGGCCACTCGTCACAGTGCTCAGGTCGGTAGCGGTACCGGCCGCAAGGTCAAGAGCCGGAGTCAGCATGTCCGCTGCCTCGGCTGCCTTGAAGCCCTGCCGCGCGAAGTTAAGCGTCGCGTCTGCCGAGTCCTGCATGCTGAAAACTGAGTTAGAAGCCGAGGTCTTGATACTTTTCTCGAGTAGCGCCGCTTCCTCGGCCGTGCTTCCCATGGTCGCCCGCACGAGTCGCAACTGCTTGTCGACCGAAGAGAAATTCTTCACTCCGGCCGCTCCCATGGCCGCAATCGGCACAGAGATGGTCTTCGTGATTTTCCCGCCGACCTTTGCGATACTGTCGCCGGTCTGCTGGACGCTCTTCCATGCTTTCTGTGCCTCTTTCGTGCCCTTAGAGAGCAGTGCGATGCTTGCCTGAAAACCCGCCGAAAATTGGTCGCGATACCGGAGGGTTACATCTATTTTCTTGTCACTCATTTAGACTCCCTCTCTGCCCTCTGCCTTTCCTCGTCGACTTCCAGCGCGATAAAAGCGCGCATGACCCTTTTGTCGGACTCGTGCGCGTCGTAGTAGACGGACGGCGGCATGTGATGATTTACGAAAAGGTAAAACATCGCCTGTGCGTCCGCGTCCGTCTTTACGAGTTTTTTACCTGCTCGACCAGCCCCTCGTCGTCACTGTAGCCGGACAGCTCAGTCACCACATCGGCGAGCCTTGCAATCTCTCCGCCCGGGAAAAGGATGCGCGCCAGGTCTCTCGGCGTGGCCGCGCCGAAGTGCCTCTGCAAGTCGCCGTTCTTGAGGTCGGGGTCTTTCACCGCCTCGGCCACCATGAGCGACTGCATGTCATACACGCGGCTGAAATCCAGCTTTCCGTTGCGCACGCTGGTCGTAGAAATCTCCGCATAGCGGTCGCCCGGCAGCGCGGAGACGGTCACAAAAACATCTTCGCCAGCGATTTCAGAGAGCCGCTTCGCGCGGACTCTCTCGGTGGGCACCTCGGTGAGCTTGTCGCGGTCGAGTGCCATCAGAAAATCAATAGTCATTTCTTTTCTCCTCCCTTATGCGTTGATTGCATCCAGCCACTCCCATCTCTCGAAAGTAAAAGAGTAGCTTTCCTCACCGTTTTTGCCGACGGCGAAGTCCATCAGGGTTGCCTTGTCGAGCTTGCAGCCATAAAGCGCCACGCGCTCCGCGCCGAAAGCATCCGGATCCTCGAGCTTCATGATGATTTTGTAGGTCGGGGACTTGCCCTGCTGCACGGAGTCAGAGACTTCCTTCGCGATATTAGACCGCACATGGTGCAGCTTTACCGAGCCCTTCGGCTCGATTTTCGTCAGCTTCTTGCCCGGCGTCAGCGTGCGCACCATAGATACATCGGAGTAGGTCAGGTCAATCTCGGCCTTGCCCTCCTCGACCTCGGCGAGGTACAGGTCGTTGACCCACATCTCGCCCCAAGTGCCATTAATCACACGATTCGATTCAAATTTCGGCATTTTGCCCCCTTTCTCACAGGCGGATTACGAGGTCGATGTCCTCCATCGCATCCAGCATCGACACCGATGCGCGAAGGAATACATGCGAACCCGTGTTCGCTTTCTTAATTTCATCGTCCGAGCACTCCCCGACCGGCTTCTCGGTGCCGTCGTCGAGGATTGCGGGCTTGCCCTGGTCGACGAGCCATCTGCGCTGCGCCGCCGTGTCAATCTCGCAGGATGCCCCCGCAAGTGCTCCGTCCGCGACAAGTCCCTGCATGTACTGCGAAATCGCAGTGATCAAGAGGAGTTTATTGTCGTAAGAGTTCTGGAAGCGGCCGATGTAGCCGTCCTCCGCGGTTCTCTTGATGTCGGTCTTCATCATGTCCATGATTTCGACCAGCCGGATTTTCTTGAAAGAATCCTTTTTCTCAGCCGTGGTGGTCGTGAGGCTCGTGACTGCGCGGGAGAGCTTTACCTTCTCACCGTCCCAGACTGCGACCAGCTTGCCCGCTCCGACCGCTGCATCTGCCTCGGTCTTTGTAAGCCGCGCCACATCGTCAAAGTCCTTGAGCGGCGCAAAAGTCGCGGACTCTTTGAGGCCGGTACCCGCGAGCAGTCCCGCGATGCGCGGAGTGCCCTCTTCGGCAGTCAGCGTCGCGTTGCCCCGTGTGAGCGTGGACGCCCAGTTGATGATGCCCTCACTGTCCGCTCCCGCCACATCCGGCAGCACAGCCTTGATGAGGTGGTCGGCCTCGCGCTGCTCTTTCACCCATGTGATGAGCCCCGCCGCCTGACTGTCGGTCTTGGAGTACGGCGCGGCCAGATAGGTGAAGTCCTCGGACGCGAGTGCCTTCTTTGCGTCCGTGTAGGCCTTGCCCATGTCCGCAGCCGTCGCCATCACATACGCGAGTACATATCTCGGCGCAGAGCTGCCGCCCTTGAGCGCGTCGAGGATAAAACGCTTGTTCGCCTCGCTCAGGTTGTCCGGGATGTCCTCCGTGGTATAGATTTTTACCACCTTCGGCGCGGTGTCTTTGAGCAGCAGCGCCACGATTCCGCGTGCGCTTCTCTCTACCGCAGTAGTGCCTCTCTCCTCGAAAAGGATAGAGACACTCGGCGCTTTCAGTGTCGCCATATCAGTGCTCCTTTCTTTCTATGCTTCCGTCGAGCCGCTCCATGACAGGCAGCCCGCTTTCTACCGTCGTGCACTCCGACCACGCGAAGCGCATGCTTATCTGCAAGATATTTCCTTCCTCGCCGATGTACTCCGAGCCGTATCCACGCACCAGCAGGGCTCTTTTCAGTCCGGTGTCTGCATCCGTGATGCGCTGCACCATGCCGAGCGCGTCGAAAATCTCTTTTTCTTTCCGGAGATTGTCGGCCTGATTCGGCGCGCGCTGTACATAAGTGATTTTTACGCTCGCCCGGAGGTTCAGCAGGTTCTTGCTCTCATGCGTCCGCTCCAGCGGGATGATCTCGACAAAAAAGTATGTCGGCCGCGCTTGGTCGGCATTTTCATTGCTATATCGCGGGATGTCCGGATACAGCCGCGCCAGTACGCCATTCACTGCTTTCAGGATGTCGCCGTACCCTATCACAGCCCCACCTCCGCCATGGCGCGCGCTACCGCCTCGCCCACAATCTCGGGGTACTTGTCCTGGTATTCGTCGCGGATTCTCTCTGCGATATGCTTGCCCGGGACAAAGCCGCCGGTGTTAGTGCCGTTAATCCATTTCACATGGCCGTTTTCCACGAGATGCCAGTGCGGCGCAGCGTTTCGCACCTCGATTGCCGAGGTGATGCCGAAATCGCCTGTGACTTTGTGCCTTTTCCATGTCTTCCGGAAAGAGTATCCGGCCGGCATAAGGCCGTTACAGTCCTCCGTGAAGTCCTTTGCTGCGCGCATCATGGCGCGGTCGAGTGCCTCCGGAGCGGTGTCGATGAGCTTCTGCATGTCTGCCGCCAGCTCGTCTGCTCCGTGTAGCTCCAGCTCTACGCTCATAGTCCCTCCTCTCTCGTCTGCCGGTCGATGTCCTCGGTCACATAGAGCTCGAGGTAGTACCCCGCCTCCAGCGGGTCGGTGATGTACTCGATGTGGAAGCGCTTGCCCTTGTAGGCCAGCACATCCTTCTCGGTCACATCCGTGTGCCGCATCGTGACCTTGTAGGTCTCCTTGTTTCGGATTTTGTAGTACTCCAGCTGCTCCGAGCCGCGGAGCGGGCGTATCTCTGCCCACACCGTGCGGAGCGGCCGCAGCGTGACTACCGTGCTGCCGAGCTCGTCCTCTGTCTCCGTGTAGCGGCAGATAGTCACGCGCCTGGACAGTCGCCCGGGGTTAAGCCCCTTCACCAGCGCCATGCGCGGCCTCCTCTCTCGCCTCGTACTTCATCTGGAGCTGCAGCAGCAGGCTCCCGTAGGTGTACTGCATGCGCTTTTTCTCCTGCACATCGGACTGCATGAGCTGTCTGTGGTCGTACATGTCCTGCACCATCACGCCGAGCAGCTGCTCGGCAGTGGGGTCTGTCTCGTCATAGACACCCACCGCCGACGCGATATACTCGCGCGCAGCTTTCTCCAGCCGTCGGAGCAGTCCGTCCTCGTCGTCTCCGTCTATCCGGAGATACTCTTTAAGCTCGGATAGCTCCATGCGTCACCTCCGCGCTTACGCGCCTACCGCCGGTGCAGTCGTGTCAATAAATCCGTTCACGATTGCGCCCTTGTCCACGATTTTGCAGTCGAGGCGGGTCGAGCCCTTGAAGAGCATCAGGTCGTTCTCGAAGGCGTTGAGGTCGCCGACCGTGCCGACATCGGTGCTGGTTACCTTGAAAGTGCCGTACCGGAAAAGCGTGACCGCGCTCTTCATGTCCGCGACAATAAAGGGCACCTTCTTGCCGTCGCTCGCCAGCGTCGCACACGACACCACATGCACCGGAAGAACTCCGGAGCCGGTGGAGATGACCTTTCGCACCGGATCCTGTGCATCCGGCGTGAGGATATAGCGGCCATTCTTGTCCTTGAGAGTGTCGAGGTACTGCAGGCCGTCGTCATTGGTCACGATGGACACCGCGCCCGCATATGCCGCGCCGAGCGTCTTATTTGCTGCCTCCTTGATGCCGTCAAGTCCCTTGAGGTCGGTCTTCGAGACCGTCGCCACCTTGGCGAGCACCAGCTTATTGACGGTCGCAATGTCCTCCTCGCCGAGCCAGTCGGACACCAGCTGCGCGATTCTCTCGTCGGAGTCGCTGATGAGCTCCTGCGATACCGGCAGGATGCTTGCGCGCTTCTCGACCGCGAACTCCACGCGCTCAAACTTCGGACCGTCCTCCTTCCCGATTTTTGCTGTCTCTGCGACGGTCAAAAAGCCGGCGTGCTGCTTCTTGGTGAGGTAGGTGCGTGCGCCGGACGGAGCCTTGGTAAGCTCGACGGTCACAAGGTCTTCGAGCTTGTCCTTTGCCTCCTTGTAGCGTCTTACCTTGGTCTCGATGTCCTTGGGTACGGTATAGCCGCCGTCGGCGTCCGTGCCCTCCTGCATGCCGGTGTAGGCATTCCGGAAGCCCCTGCGTGCTGCCGCGCAAAACTTCGCGAGCGCGCCGTCCTCCGGCTGTGCCGCGGGCTTTGCAGCCTCCGGCACTGCCTTTACGTCCAGCTCGTCGAGCAGGTCGAAGGCCGCCTGCGCCTCGTCGAGCTCTGCC